ATATATAGTTACACGCGGGGACGGCGGACCCTGGTCCATCGCGACACCCACCAAAAGAAATAAAAGAAATAAAGAAATACTTAAACCGTTGGCGAGTAACGACTTACACGCCAAAAGAATTGCTGAAACAATTAGCTAGTGGCACAAAAGAATTACCGCGCAGCATGGTGTTGTGCGTATAATACGAAAGGAACGCAAACTATGAAAACCAGTGAAACCCACTACGAAACCCAGTTCAGCAAACGCCTGATAATTCACTGCCACAGCAATAGCGGCCGTGTTGGGCGAGACGTGCATTACGCTCAAATTGAACCTATGGCCAGAGGAAACGGCTCTGATTCATGGGAGTGCAGGTGCTGCAAGGGCGGTCGCATTATAACTAGTGGCCGCTACTCCAACAAACGCCAAGCGTTTACCGCAGCACAGTACACCAGAGGCAACGCTATGCACCACCACTTCACACCCGTCGACGACCCATAAATAAACGCCGCCGAACCTTTAAGGCCTTGAATGTTAGAATCTAAACAGTTAGAAGCGTTTACGTTAATTACTGCTTGAATTCGTTCATGATTCGTAGTATAACGGGAGGCCCACGCAAACGTTAATGAAAAATGAACAGCCTAACAATGAACAGCCTAACAATGAACCGCCTAACAACAACCGCCTAACAACAACCGCATACGGGCGAAAAGGAGAACCCCGCGACATGAAAAATGAACTATTTCATGCCCTACTAGTAACCATCGCAGCCACCGCAGCAATGCCGCTACTGGTGTCGGCGTTTAACATGTACCTTGATTCACAGGGTTGGAGGTAAGAATGAATAACATCACAAAGCTACAGACATTCGAATTCGTCGCCAATGGCGAGGTATTCGACACGCGCATTGGCAACTGGTACACTGCGCGGTGCTATGCACAGCACGTCTCAGACGAGACGGGCGTTGCCGTGGGTTTCCGCGACGTTGAAGAGCCTGAACATATGTCGTCGGCGGCATGGTTCACGACCGAATCGCCACAGGAAGCGTACAAATACTACTGGGGGGATTCAGAAGATGAGTGTAACACCACGCGATAATGGAATGCAGATTGAGTTCGAGGAAAAACAGAACCCGCGCCGCTACCGCGCCGTAAATAAGTGCTTGACAAAACAGGATGACCTGTATTACATTAGTTCATGGCAGCCAACCCGCGCCAAATGCCTGGCGCAAATAAAAAAGGAGAAAAAGGATGGCAACACGTAAAGCAGCAGAAATCGGAATGGACATCATCCAGATGGTGTCGGACGAAGGGATGCACCTTGAGGGCGTCGATGAGTATGAGATACTCCGTTGGGCGTTGCAGGAGTGTTTGGACGCGGTGAAAACCGCACTTAAAAGGGAGGAATCCTACCATGCATAATAGCTGCAATCACTTTGACGAGAACGCGCTTACGCCTGACGAGCGCGAGGCCATGGAACTGGTCGCAGACATGATTCGCGACGAGTGGCAACGCGAGGCCGCGCAGTACTTAGACGCGGTGATGGGAGAATATTGATGGACGAAGAATACTGCAGATTCTGTGACGGCGAGGAAGGGTGCGACGAACTTTACCTAATCGAAGATCCGTGGGGTGGAACCCACGGTCACATGTGCGCGGTATGCGCGGAAGGGAGACAAGGCAATGACTGATTACATGCCGGAACAACCAATAAACGACTACGCCCGTGAGGCGGTCGAAACCAAGCTGGAAAGCGTCGAGGAAAACGTATTCGAGACGCTGAGCTACGAAGTAAGCGACGTCGTGAACGCACTCAACGAATTGGAGTGTGGGCTTCGGTATATGCTGGAGTATCGTGGCCTTGACACCGATTGGCGGCGGTACGATGGTGAATTCTTTGTTAACCTTAAAAACGCAATTGACTACTTCGGAGGATGAGGAATGAGTAGGGCACAGCGCATGTACGATAACCAGACACCGGAGGATGGCTACAACGAGTTGCCTGACGAACTATACGAAGATTACAAGAAAACCCAAGAGTTTGAAGACTGGATTATGGAAGAGGCTGGTAACGGCGATTGGGTAGCATGGGAAGAACAGAATTACGATGCTATTTACGAACGCGCAACGGAATACTGGAATGACCAGTACGCTGCGGCGGCTGACGATTACGCAGACCAACTACGCGACAGCAGGGAAGGATGGTGAGTGGTGAGAACTGACGAAAACACACAATTTAAGCTACACAAAACGCCAACACGGGACTGGTATATAGCTGACGAAGTTGACCAGCGCATCGCTGAGTTGGAAGCAGAGAACGCGATGCTACGCGAAACGCGAGTGCGGGACTGGTATATAGCTGACGAAGTTGACCAGCGCATCGCTGAGTTGGAAGAAGAGAACGCGATGCTACGCGAAACGCGAGTGCCGGATGAGTTGCTGGCAGAAATAATCTCGGAGGCCGAGGAATTGAATAGGTATCGCCCTGGTTGGGAACTTAAAATAAAACCCTACCGTGCAGGGCATACGGTAAGTGTAATAGAGAAGGCCCAAGCCATCCTCGACAAGCGGCGGGAGGCGAAATGAAGAAACCAACCAAGAAACAGATTAAGCTACTTGAGCAGTATCTATTGTGGCCCTGTCCTGTAGACATGGTGCCGAAGATGCTGGAACATATTGAACGGATGACGGGAGAGAAGCCATGAGATGTAAGACATGCGGTAAGGTGTGCGATTCTGAGTTCTGTGACGACATATGTATATCGTTGCAAACGCCAACTTATGCACCACGCGAATCCAGTAAGTTCTTTGGTGAGTCCAGAGTCACATCGCACATCGTCAGACTCTACCAACAGGACATCGACCTGTTGGCGCGGTCGGGCGTCGTACACGAGATACCCGAGGGCCAAAAGTATCTGGACATCAAGTTCTCACAGCGACGCGATGGCAGGGTGCGCGTTAAAGATTGGCTCGGCGACACACGCTACGATAACACGCCTGACACCATATTGATCCATCCGAAGTACGCAGCAGCCCGTGGCGTGGTACCATTACGGGCAGAACCGATAAGGGGGCTGGCTGAATGAGCAAACACGACATAGAATCAGACGCAGCACGTTATCTCGCTGCGCTCCATGAGATACGGGACTGGATTAACAGCGACAGCGAGTTGCACAACATCGTTTACCTCAAAGGTATCATCAACGATGTAATCGACCAGCGCGAGACGTTGATTCCGCAGAGTGTCGGCAACAACATCTTCGAATTCTCGGTGGCGGGTGTACCGCAAGCGCAGCTACGCCCTCGCGTGGTCAGGCGCGGCTCCAGGATCGTGCTGTACGATGAGGCTAAGTGCGTAAAGGCCAAGCGTAAGGTGGCCCGTGAGGCCATGCGTGTCTACGGCGACAAGACGAAGATTAACACGCCCATTCATGTAGACATCACGTTCCATATGCCGATACCTAAGGGACTCCTGAAGTCTACGCGCATCGGCGACCCGCACGTCAAGCGTCCCGACCTCGACAATCTGGTGAAGCTGGTGCTTGACGGCATCACGGACTCCAAGGGTATCTGGTTCGACGACAATCAGGTGGTCGCTATCTCGGCACGGAAAGTGTACAACAACCTCGTGTCCACGGACGTCGTGATACGATATTAGGTGTTGACAAACAAGCAGCGGGTGTCTATAATGGAAACCCAACATGAAAGGAAAGCGCATGAAAATCAGTAAGGGTATCATTCAGAAGCCGCGCCGCGTCATGGTGTACGGACGCCAGGGTGTCGGTAAAACAAGCTGGGCTTGTTCAGCACCGAATCCGCTGGTAATCCAGACGGAGGACGGGTCGGGGGACATCGACGTACACCGGACGGAGCGGCACGTATCGCTCGACTCGTTCATGGGGGACTTGCGGTATCTGTACGAGGCCGAGCAGGGCAAAGTACCGTATCGCTCGCTGGTGGTGGATTCATTTGACTGGTTGGAGAAGCTGATTCACGAACACGTTGCTGTCAAGAACGGAGTGTCGTCAGTGTCCGACATCCCATACGGCAAGGGCTACGAGTACGCGCTCGAAGCCATCGGTGACGTCCTTCAACTGTTGGGGCTAATCCAAAAGAAGCACGACATGAACATCATTCTGGTGAGCCATGCACGTATCACTCGCTTCGAAGATCCGAACAGCGACAGCTACGACCGATACGCGCCGTCGCTCCATGTGAACTCGAAGGGCATGGGCGCGGGGCCGCTCGTTCAGGAGTGGTGCGACGAGGTGTTTTTTATCCACGAGAAGGTTCGCACCCGCGAGGTAGACCGTGGCTTCGGCGGCAAGGCTATCAAGGCTATCGGTAATGGTGAGCGTGTTATCTATACCGAGTGCCGCCCCGCCTTCGACGCCAAGAGCCGACTCAAAATGCCATCCGAAGTCCCGTTCGTCGAGGGCCAAGGCTGGAGTGAATACGCGAAGTACTTTAACAAGGCAGAAACCACAGAAGAAAAGGAGCAACAAGCATGAAACTGAATTTCAAAACCAGCGAAGTCAAAGAGGACAACAAGTACGGTGCGCTGCCGAAGGGCCGCTACGAGGTGGTCATCGACCGCATGGAGCCGAAGCCTACGAAGAACGGCGGCCTCATGCTGTCGACGGCGTACCAGGTCGTCGACGGCGTACACAAGGGCCGACTCATCTTCGAGAACATCAACATCGAGAACAAGAACGAGGTTGCCGAGCGAATTGGCCGCGCACGGCTTCGCGACATCGGGCTGGCCTGTGGTATCGAGGACGTCGAGGACACCGACGACCTTAAGTATAAGCCGTTCAGCATCGAACTGGACGTCAAGTTCAGCGAGTACCGCCAAGAGAACGAGAACGTGGTGAAGAAGATCCATATCGACAAGTCTGCGGTGGCATACGTGGCTGCTGGGGCAAAGGTCACTGAGCCAGCGTCGGTCGGTGTCGACGACGACATCCCGTTCTAAAGATACCCATTGCAAGACGCCCCGCGCCGCGTGTTTCCTGTCGATTCACGTGGCGCGGGGCAACCCAAAACCAAAGGACAGCCAGCCTTGGAACTCAGATACTATCAACGTGACGCGATAGAGCAGACATACGATTATCTGCGTGAGCATCCCGATAAGAACCCAGTCATTGTACTGCCTACGGGCGCAGGGAAAACACCTGTACTCACATCCATAAGCCAAGACGCAATCAAGTGGGGCCGCCGTGTCATGGTGGTTTCCCACCGCAAAGAATTGCTGCAACAGCAATTCAATACCAGCCAGAACTTCGACGACCTCGAAGGTAAGGTCGGTATCTACTCGTCCGGCCTCGACCAGCGCGACACCGACCACCCAGTCATCATCGGCGGTGTCCAGTCAGTGTACAAACGCGCCGACGAGTTTGGCTCGTTCGACCTGCTTATCATCGATGAGGCGCATCTGATACCCGACAACGAAGGCTCGATGTACCAGCAGCTAATTGCGTCGATGCGCGACATCAACCCAGCCATCAAGATACTCGGGTTGACCGCGACGCCGTACCGCACCGACGGAGGATATATCTACGGCGAGGGTCGCATGTTCGACGACATCTCGTATGAGATAGATGTGCCGACGCTGATTGACGATGGCTTCCTGTGTCCGCTGCGCTCGAAGTCTGGACTTGATAAGTCGTGCATCAAACTCGACGGCGTGGGTAAGCGCGGTGGTGACTGGAAGCTGGACGAACTCGGCGACCGCGCAACCGAGGATGGCATGGTGCGCTCGGCTATTGCCGACATCGTGGAACGAACCAAGGATCGCAACAAGGTGCTGGTGTTCGCTGTGAACCTGGCGCATGGCGAGGAGATCGCAAATGAACTACGACGTCGTGGACATAAAGCCGTTTCCGTTTCGGGCGATAATATCTTCCGCGACGAAATCATCGAGGACTTTAAGACCAATCAAGAGACTCGTTTTCTTGTCAACTGTAACCTTCTTACTATTGGATTTGATTATCCTGCGATTGATTGTGTTGTGCTGCTACGTCCCACTTGCAGTGCTGGACTATATTACCAGATGGTTGGTCGCGGGTTGCGTATACACCCATCTAAAACTGATTGTCTTATTCTCGACTATGGTGGGAACATCCGCCGCCACGGACCTATTAACCGAGTGCGAATCGGAGATCGTTGTGGTGGAGCGGGACGAGTAGTACCCGAGTCCTACACTAAGCAGTGTCCGATGTGCCACGAGGTAGTGCCTTCTGGTACAACGAAGTGCTACGGCATGATTGGCGACGAGGTCTGCGGCCATGTGTTCCGTACCGAGAAGCAGCAAGTCAGTCACAACACGCAAGCTGCGGACGACGAGATCCTTGGGCCGCCGCGCATCGAGGACAAGAAGATCAACCGCATCAAGTACGCGGTACACCAAAAGACACGCGACGACGGCGAGGTGTCGCGGACTATGCGTGTGGACTATTACTACTCGATTATCGAGAAGGTCAGCGAGTGGATATGCCTTGAGCATACGGGCTGGGCGCAGACGAAAGCCGAGCGATGGTGGCGTGACCGCACCAATGGCCCATACCCTGCGGACTGCGAGGACGCCGTGGAACGCGCACTGGCTGGAGAACTAAAAGAGCCGAAAGCAATACGCATTAAGTACGCAACAAAATATCCTGAGATTGTAGGCTACGGATTCGAGGAGGACGCGGCATGAAAATATCAAAAGAGTTGTTTGGAAGGCTTGAGGATTTCGCGGACGAGATGTGCTACATGATAAACAATAATGAGCGACTAACTCATGATGTTCTTGAGTATTACATCGGAATGATTGAGAAGATAAAAGAGGGGAGGTAGCCAATGACTAACAACTACTGCTTCCGGTGCAAGACACATTGCCCCGAGGACTTCCATACTATCACGTTGATAGACAACTTCTGTCGCGCAGAACCGTATACGCGCATA